CTAAACGGGTTCTACACTTGGACTGACGGAACTGGACAGGTTTACTTCACTTCCGCTACAGCAACTGACCCAAGCACTGTTAACGTTGTAAGCGCATCTGCTACTTTGGCTAACACCCTAGCCACTGTAACCTTTAGCGCCAACCCAAACATTGCTGCTGGCGATGAGATCAAGGTAGAAAATGTTAACCCAGTATTGAACGGAACTTACTCAGTTGCTTCAATCTCTGGAAACACCGTCAGCTACACCGCTTCTGGAGTTACTGGTGACATTAGCTCCTTCAACGTTCCTCGCGGTGCTAAGGTGACTGTTGTCAACAGCGTAACCGAGGCCCCAACCTACACAGCTGTAACCAGCTTGCCTGCAGGTGGATCTGACTACAACGTTCCTGGAAACATGAACTACAACTCTGACAATGCAATTGACAACATTATTGCTTCAGACGAAAACCCTAGCTAATCACTAGAACGAACGGGTGGTGGCTCTAGAAACTTACTAGGGCTACCACCCGTTAAAATTATGTAAGAGGTAAAATATGACCAGCAACCTATGGATTCTCCCCGAGGAAATGGGAGATTACTCGTACACCGAATATACCGCCGAGGCGGCACAGGTTGCATCCAACCTGCTCTGGGCCATGTCCGGACGTAAATACACAGGAGAGACAATTGTCACCGAGCGTTACACCTGCACCCTCAGAAATAATCGAATGGGGCCTTCCGATCGTACTAACAGTCCTGTACTATTCGGTGGTGATGTATACAATATTCCGTCCGGCGATTATGACGAATATTCTGAGCTGGTCTCTGATGGCCTCTCCCCAGACGCGAGAATCAAACTCCGCGGGCGTCCAGTAACTAGGATATACACCCTCAGAAATAAAAATGGGCAGGTGCTAGATCCATCTAGCTACTATCTAGTAGATCACTCAACTTTGCACATCAAAGCTGGGACCCCTTGGACTCCTTGCAACATTGAAATTACATACGCATATGGAGTACCAGTTCCAACTGCAGGAAAAATGGCAGCTCGCAAGTTGGCAATCGAGTTTGCCCGCTTGTGGGCAGGCGACGATACTTGCGAACTACCGCAGCGTGTAACTTCTGTTTCACGACAGGGTGTCTCCTACACTATTCTCGACAACCAAGAGTTTATTGACGAGCTTCGCACTGGTCTCTATGAAATTGATTTATTCCTTAAGACTGTCAACCCAGACAATGCTCGCCGTAAGTCGAAAGTATTTTCTGTAGACACCCCGAGGGCTCGCAGATATAGCCCTAAACCGCTAAAACTTGTAGAGGATGGAGATTTTGACTTAGTCCTATCCACTCTTGATGGTTCAATCAGCTGGACCTCCACTGGTAGTGGAGTTGATCTAAGCAATTTCTTCCCGCAAAACAATGATTGGACTCCTAAAGTAATACTTAGAAATTATGGAGAGACTTCAGCAGTCACTCTAGACTCTTCAAGTATTGTTTTAAACTATGCCCAATCAAAATTAGATTTCACTATTCCCTACGAAAAAGCGTACTCTGCGCTTGGAATGGTGGACCCAGGAACCTGGACACTTTATGCCTCCCAAACCGTGGGTGGAGTAGAGAGCCTGGTCGAACTTGCATCTGGAAATCTCCAGATCAAGATGTACTAAGAAAGAAGGAAACATGTTTATTCAAACTAACTTCCGTGCCCAGGACATGCTGGGTGTTGCGAAGCCTAAACCAAAAAAGGCTGCTCCCGCTCCACGCGTTACTGCTCCAGCCCCAAAGCCAGAGCCAGTAGTAGAGCCAGTAGTAGAAGTTAAGGCAGAGGAAACCTCGATCGAGGAGTAATCCATGCCAAGCCAAGAATTAGACCTAACTGGTGTCTCTGAAGATGCGGTAAATCTCAGAGACATGATGCAGGGTGTCCTGGAGAGGGTGCAGTCTGTTTTTCAATCATACAACGTGGAGTTGCCAGCACGCCGTTACTGGACTATGGCAGAACCGGCAGTTGATTGCGAACAGTTAGTTGTCTATTTCCAGCAAATGTATTTAGGTGCTCCAGGAGCCGAGCTAGGCGAGCCGCAGCGTTGCCACGTTCCTAGGAGTGCCACTATAGGAGTTTCAATATCTAGAATAACTCCAATTGTTAGCCAAAATGGAAGGCCTCCAGCACCAGAAGCCATCGAGGCAGCTTCAGAAGTTATGGCAATTGACTCATGGGTTTTGATGTCATCAATTAATTCGCTTGACCAGTGGGATGAAACTGGGTTCGGTGTCGGTGTGATTGCCACCCTAAATGTTGGTTCCCCCGAGGGAGGATTTCAAACCACAACTCTCACAATAACTATGGCGGTTCCATAAAATGTATGGACTTCCGGATAGCGTAGCTGGCTACTATGCCAAAAAATATGCTCGATCATTTAAAAACACTAGAAGGGGTGGAGTTGGAAGAGCTTCTTTCCCTCTATCCTTCGGGCTATCAAAAGTAATTATCTACAAGCCCGTCACAAAAATGATTCTAACTACTCCTGCTGGAAAACTTTGGAAGGCGCTGGAGCTTAGAGGGCAAGCAATAGTTAGGGATGCAAAAAAGCAAGTTGGAGTAAAAACTGGAGCCCTGAGAAACTCTATTCACATGCGGCACTTGGGAAATGCCGGTGGCCAATACCTATGGATAGGGGCAAAAAAGTCTTACGCATATGCTCACCATGAGGGCACTAGGCCGCACACAATTACACCAAAAGAAAAGCCAATTTTAGTTTTTAGGTCCGGTAGCAAAATAGTTCGTACTCCTATAGTTGAACACCCTGGAACTAGGCCTAACCGATATCTAACCACGCCGATGAGAAAACACCTTATACGACCTATTGTAATTAGGTAGTCCAAATAAGACAGATCCCTACTCGGGTACAATAGTAGTGCTGGAAAATCCAGTAAAGACACTATTTATAAAGGACACAAAAACATGAGTAGATATAAAGACTTTGGCTCTGGCGCTAGCGTTGGAGATAAAGAGGCTATTGTATTTAAAATCCACGGCGAGGAATTTACCTGCATTCCCGTACTTCAAGGAAAAGTTTTGATGGATATGGTTACTAAGTCTCAATCTGAGAGCTCCGTAGAGGCTCTAAGCGTTATTAGCACATTTTTCTCCAAGATTTTAGTTGATGAAAGCCTTGAGAGATTCAATGCTCTGTTGGAAGACAAAGAGCGAATTGTAACCATGGAAACACTGGGAGAAATTATTGCGTGGCTGGTTGAGGAGTACTCCGGACGCCCAAATCAGCAGCCAGAAGTCTCCTAACCTGGGCGGATGACCTCTGGCCATACGTAAACGGTAAGGCCCTTGCTAACGGATTGAGATTACTAGAAATGGAGGCATCTGAAATGATTGATGTTATCCATTATCTGTTTGAGACAGATTCTAGATATAGTTCTGCCGAAGAAGCAGAAGCTGTAAGTTCTTTGCGTACTCAGCTCTATAAGACTTACAACAAGACCTATAGATACGCGGTTTCTTCTTCATCTAAGCAGTCTGGCAGATCTTACATTCCTAAAAATGCTTCAAATGACTTTGATTTTGATGATCCGTTATTTACCAACAAAGAAACAAAACCATACATTCCTCCAACGGAGTTTGATCCAGATTCGTTTATGCCTTTTGGCTCTGATATAGGTGCTCCGTTAGGTTAGGGAGGTGACATAAATGGCAGTAGTTGGCGAAGCTAATATTATCGTAAAAGCTATTACGACAGGCTTTGATGCTCAGCTAAGGCGTCAGCTACAAGCCATGGCTGGAAGCATTGATGGATCTGGAAGGCGTACTGGAGAAAGTTTAGGTAAGGCTTTCTCCAGAGGATTTACTACTGGTTCCGGCAATGTTTTTCAGAGAGTGGCCACTGGACTTAAGACTATGTATCCAGAGGCTCAACAGGCAGCTGAACAATTTAAATCTTTAGTTAGAACAAGCTACACCCTCGGTACTGGCCTAACTGCACTGCTTGGCGGTGTCAGTGCGCTAATTGGTGGATTAGTTACATTAGTAGCCGCGGTGGGCAGAGCCTTACCGGCTGTGGCTGGATTGGCGTCTGCCTTTTTACAGTTACGTTTATCATTTGCTTTTGCTAGTTTTGCTTTAGGTGGTATAAGCCAAGCGGTTAGTGCTGCAACTAAACAAACTGGCGGCCTAGGTAAATCTATAAAAGAACTACGAGAAGAGTTTCAGCAGCTACAATTTCAGGCAGAAGAGGCAGCGCTTTCTGAATCTAGAGCAGCTCTTAATCTAGAAAATGCCCTTGAAAACCTAAGACGTACCGCGGACCTCCCACCTAATTCGGCTGCAAGACGCGACGCTCAGCTGACATATGAAGAAGCTGAGCTTGCTTACAGACGAGCAAAAGATAGAACTAAAGACTTAAACGAGGAAGTAGCTAAGGGCCCCGAAGCTTTAGCTCAGGGGGCGGGCGGAGATCCATATGCCGGCTTAACTAAATCTCAAGAAAAGTTTGCCAGGTATTTGGTTGGGCTCAGGCCAAAGCTAGACATATTAAAAGAAAAAGTTGCTTCTGGATTTCTACCAGTTCTTCAGACCCAAATTGAAAAACTTGTATCTTTCTACTTCCCGAGTCTAGAAGCAGCTTTTGACAAAATAGGAGATGCTCTAGGTAAAGGCGCAATTAATTTCACTGACAACTTCTTAACTGATAGCGCCAAAGCAGAAGTAGAAACATTCTTTAAAAACCTAGAAGAAAATATTCCTTTAATTGGAGAAATCTTAGGGGAACTGGGAGAGGTTCTACTTAAAGTTTTCAATGATGCCGATGGTATTGGTACTCAGTTCCTAACTTTTGTTAGGGATACATTAGTTGAGTGGAACACCTATCTAGATGAATTTGGGTTGGAATCGGTGTTTGGTGATGCGTATGCTACCGGAACTAGAATTTTTGGAATTATTGGAAACATCATAAATGGTCTTGGTGACTTCTTTACTGTTCTAAATGACAGTGGTGCCATTGATTCAATTCTTGACTATTTTGAAAAAATTACAGGCGGGTTTGCTAGCCTAATTGACGAAAACGGAAACGTTTCTGCGAATGGCCGCGAGCTAGGTCAAACTTTTAAAGGTTTGGCAGATAACTTTGGTCCCGTTGTAGACTTTTTAGGTCAAGTCGTAGAGTCTTTCCTAAAACTAGGAGCTAATCCAGCGATCGGTGAATTCTTCGAAAAACTGGCTAGCGAAGAAAATCAGTCCAACTGGGACAGCATTTTCCAGTCCTTTGCAGATGCTGCTCCTGCTTTAGGAGACCTAATTGTTAGTCTGGGAGAGCTGTTCGCTGCATTTGCTGACGAAGGTGCTCCAACAGTATTCTTCGAAACTCTTAATTCTTTTGTTGCACCTCTAGCAGACTTCTTTGGTAGCGATCTTGTCAAACCATTCTTGGATGATATTGCTCGCGTATTTGCATTTTTTACAGCAATTGGTTTTATTTTAGATCAAATAAAGTTCTTCTTTATGGCAATTGTTGGAACAGCAATTAACTTTCTACTCACTGTTGGGGGTATTGTTAGTGGTTTCAAGCTTGCGTGGAAGTTTTTAGGAATGATAGCTCCAGGATTCCAAGCAGCTATTGCTGGAGTCTTTGCCACTATACGCACATTTGGCGGCGTCTTGCTTAGATTCCTCGGGGGTCCTTGGGGTCTTGTAATTGGACTTCTAATCACTGGACTGCAAATGTTCTTTACACAGACAGAAGTTGGAAAACAAATATGGCAAGGATTTGTTGATTTTATAACCGGAGCTTGGAATGGATTCCTAGACATATTAGGCGGTATCGGTAGCTTTATATCCGATCTTTTCAATGATCCAGGAAAAACTCTTGTCAGAGTTTGGGCTAACGTAATGAACTTTTTAATTGCTAAAGCAGAAGGATTTATTAATTTCTTTATTGATGGAATTAATAATTTATTTGGTGGTCTTAGGGACTTTGGAAACTTGCTTTCCAAAACTTTTGGTATTGGTTTAACTTTCTCGCCAATTGCTAAAGTTAAGCTGGGCCGTGTCCCGCAGCTGGCTGCCGGTGGTGTTGTCATGCCTTCTCGTGGCGGAACTTTGGCTCAGATTGCTGAAGCTGGTAGACCAGAGCGTGTAGAGCCACTAGATGCAAACGGCCTATCTAAGAGAGATTATGCAATGATTGGTGCTCTACGAGGCGCTGGCGGCGGCATTAACATTACTGTCAACCCGTCTCCGGGTATGGATGAGCGCGAACTAGCTGCACTAGTTTCTAGACGCATAGCATTTGAAATTAAGAGGGGTACGGTCTAATGCCTGAATATTATGATCAAGTAAGTGGTACGGTAAACCAAGGCGAAGAAAACAAAATTGTAAGAACGTCTCTTACTCCACTCCCAGAACCCTACCTCTCTGGGCTTAAATTAAACGCTGATGTAGAAATCAACGGTCTCACTTTAAACACAATTGATGCGAACAATGTTGTTTGGGTTGTAACAGACATAGATGGTTGGTGGAATCTTCCAGAATCAGAATTGCCAGATTTGCCTCGAGGCTGGGGGGACGGATCTTATGATGCCGTAGGCCGCTGGGCGAATCGTTTAATAACTTTGAATGGATCCTTTTTGCCTCAGTCTCCCGAGGATGCCCCTGCCGCTAGAAATGCTCTTATCGAGGCAATCAGCCTCATCAAAACGGGCGGCTGGCTAATAGTTTATGAGGACGGCACCAACGAAAACGGTAGAGCTGCCTATGTAAGGCTTAGTGGCGTCCCCCAAATCTCAAGCGTTAATGCCCGTGGTCGCCATGATTTCTCAATTGGATTAAAAGCAGTAGACCCTATCAAATACGAATACGTAGATGGAAATTACGATGGCTACAACTACACCACAATAACGGCGTCTGGTGGAGGAACTGGCCAAGCAAATGTTATAAACACCGGAAACGTAGCAGTTCCAGTAATCATAGAGCTTTCCAAAGCATTCACTGTTGCAGCCAACACGACTCCTACTATCACCAACACCGAGAATGACCAGTCAATAACTATTGTTGCTGGCACCGGAGCAAGTACAAGACTTGAGATAGACACATACAACCGCGAGGTCTTGGCCGTAGAGTACAACTATGCAAACATAGCTAATGTTGTCGGCAATGGTGCAAATGTTGTCTACACAACGGCTACTGCCAGCGGAGCCGCTGAGGGAACCCTTGTTTCTGTTACTGGAATCACTCCCTCTTCGTTAGATGTAATAGATGCAGAAGTAATAGCAACTTCTGGAAATACCTTTACTGTGGCCAGCACTGTCACGGCGTCTTATGTGAGCGGAGGCCAGTCAGCAGTGCTTTTAAACACTGCCAACGCTAGAGAAAAAGCTTCAGTTTTAATTGATTGGATATATCTAGAGCCCGGAACGAACACAATAACTATCTCTGCCTTTCCTGCAGGGAGCACTTGCACGATTTACTACAGGTCTGGTTGGATCGGCTAGCTGCTAAAATAGAGTAAAGACAACTAAGGACAAAAATGCCAATAACTACTTCACCAGACAATCAGTCTGTGAACTATCGCTATTTTGTCTGCGACCTTATGACCAACCAGCTTTTAGCTGAAATTCCGTTTAGAAGCGTTTCCTACTCTAGGTCGCTCACCGAAGCTGGAACTTTTACTGGTGACATTGCAGTTACCCCAGATACTTATAACTTAAACATTTATGAAAACACATTGCCCGCAAAAACAGCTCTATACGTTGTTAGAGACGGAATTTGCGTTTGGGGCGGCATTATTTGGTCTAGAACTTATAGCTTGGTCGACAAAATTGTTTCTGTGTCGGCAGCTGAATTTACAAGTTATCTTTCTCACAGAATTGTTTGGAAGACTTGGAATAGTTCCTATGAAGCAACTGGAGAAATCTCCGGAACTACCCTAACGGCAACCCTTACAGGTGGTCAGTACAACTTTACTGTCGGGGAACCTGTTTATATTTCCTGGACCGGAGACTACGCACTCTATAGTGGATACTTCCCAGTTCTGACCGCTTCTACAAATGGACAAGGTAAGTCTGTAATTACTGTAGAAGCTAAGTACACAGATGCTGCTACCGGCACTGATAAAACAATTCCGCAAATTCCAATGGGCCCAGAAAACCCAATCACAATTCAAACTCGTCAAGATACTTATCAATATGCTCAAGATCTACTTCGCGAGCTTGAGACGGATTTGTTTGATTTTGATTTTGCCAATGACGCAATCAGACCAGGAATAACTCTCTTTAATGAGATAGCTTCAGTCTCTAGGTCATCAAATGTGGCCACTATCATCAG